ACTTCCTCTTGTAGCTTTGTCATTTAAGTATCTAAAGTCAGATTTGTAGAAGTCATAAGAACCTCTTCTAAATCCTGAGAAACCTAAATTTAATGCCATGTCTTCGTCGTTGTTAAATACTCCGTAAGAAGTACCTCCAGCTCCGTAAGAATTCATTGAAGCTAACATATCGTCCATAGCTAAACTAACGTCACGATTAACAAACATCATGTATTCTTCAATAGCACCTTGTTTGTCAAATTCTTTTAGTATAGCATCGAACTCAGCTAAATCAGTAGCAGCATTAACACCAGTAACACCAGTAGTAATATTACCTCTTGATTCAATAGCAGCAAATAAACCTTCAGTGCCAACTTCTCCTGCTGTAGTGTTTATTTCAGTATCAACAGCAGTTGAACCAATAGCCACTTTTTCTGCTTCAAGCATAGACATTTCTAAATAATCATTAAATCTAGATCTTGTGTCAGCTTCTGCTTTTAAGTACCAGTAGTAACCTCCTTGACCAGATTCACCAGTTACTTCAACCCAACCTATTCGACCAGTATCAGAACCAGATACTTCAAAGTAATCTTTCATGATAATTGGTTTATTTGTAAAAGTTGTAAAAGCTGGTTCATTAGCTCCTCGTGAGTCTTCGGTGTTAAAACCACCACCAGCAGCATCATACCTAGTTCCTTTTCCATATTCAGAACCGTAAACTAGTATTGTTGTTGACTTATCTGCTTGAGTTGCGGTGTTGTCAGTTAAAGATCCACTATAAGGAACTACAGTTAAAGTGTCAGTATCAACAACTGATACAAAGCACTTAAGAACTTGCTCAGAGTTAGCAACTATTATAGTATCGTTAACTCGAACACCATGACCACCACTTGTTGCTGATGAAATACCAGAAGCGTTATACTTAGCTTCATCAATATCACCTTGTATTACTATCTTACCTGATGCTACTTTACAAACATAAGATAAGTGTAGTCTACCTTGTTCTGACCATATAACTTGATCTGAACTCATAGCCTCTTCTGCACCAACTTTTTCTAAAAAACCTGAAATTGTTCGTTGACCAAAAACTTCAGCTTCTTTTTCCATTAAGTCGGGCAGGTATTGCTGAGCCCAACCTTTTGTGTCTGCGCTCGTAAAATCGATGTAATTTGATTGTAACGTTACCGCTTTGGCAGCTGGAACGCTATTTAACAAATTACCGGGATTTGAAATTGCCATAATTAATTTATTTTAAGTTATTTTTTTCTTTTTATTTTAAACTTGAAATCATTTGCAGAATCACCAATGGCTCTAACTTTAATACCACCAACCTCAGTTTCACCATGAGTTTGTCTAGGGTCTAAATTAATATTTTTATCTTTAGCTATAGTTTCTTTAATTGCATCTGCTTTACCTTGCTCGTAAAAATGTTTTGCAATAGTGTCAGCATTCATAGCTGTAAATAAAGACTTATGATAACCACTAGCGTCATCAAGTGAGGTATTGTCTTTGTTAGCAAACTTTTGAACAAAGTTAGATAAATCACTTTGATTTAATTTAACCTTGTCAACATCTTTAACTTGAAATCTGAATTTTTTATCTCCAACTTGATAATCAAAACCTTTGAAATCTTCATTGAAAACATCTTCAGTTTTCTTTAAAAATGTTTCTTTATTTAATTGTGTTAACTGATTTTTTTCTGCACTTTCTTTCTGATAATTGTTGTAGAAATTAATAGCTTCAATTTGTTTATCTGTTAGATTAACACCACCTTTAATTTCTTCATAGTATTTAGACTTTTGCCCGTCTAAGTGGGCTCTAGCCTCGGCAACTTGCTCTTTGAGGGCTATTTTCTTTTTACGTATTTCCTTAGCATCATCTTCTTCTTCATTGTAACCAAACTGCTCTTGTAATAAAAAGCTTCTTTCTTCTGGTGTTAAATGAGACTTTGTGTTTCTATAATACTCGTCTAATACGTCAGAGTCATCTAGTTTAGATATATCTCTGTTTAAGTTAACGTAATCGTTCAAATCACCTCCAGTTTCTTTCATAAACGTAGCTACTTTTTGTAACTTTTCTGGTAGTTCATACTTAACTTCTTTTGGTATTTCAACCTTAGGTACGTTTAAAGGAGGCGGCTCGTTTGTAACATCTTGCAACGTTGGAGCTTCTTCTTGTTTATTCTCAACCTCTTCTTTTTTAGGTTCTTCATTGATTACGACCACATCTTCGTCAACGGGTTGTTTTTCAACCTCTTCGTTTTTCGTAGGTGGATTTGATAAATCAACTTTAGTAACATTACTTTTAAGTTCTTTAGCTTTCTTTTTTAAGTCAACTTTAGTAACGTTAGG